AGGTAAGGACGGCGTAACGCCTGTCATATCTGTGAGCGCTACGGTCGATAGCAACGTCGGCACGCCAACCGTAAAGGTGACAAAGAGTGGCACTGCAGAGGCACCAACTTTTGCCTTAGCCTTTGCAAATATCAAAGGCGAAAAGGGCGATAAAGGTGACCCTGGTGCTAAAGGCGAAAAGGGTGAACAAGGAGCCAAAGGCGAGAAGGGCGACCCCGGTGCTAAAGGTGAAAAGGGCGATAAAGGTGACCCTGGCGAAGTGATAGGCGTAGACGCAATAGAAAGCACAGAAATAGATGAAATCTGCGTATAGGAGGAACAACGATGGCAATACAGAGATACTCAACTCCGACCATCCGTATCCGGGTGGATCCCTCCGTAGTACAGGATATCTGGCTGACCATATCCGAGTCTGACCGTGATGAACTGATCACTAAGACGATGGATGACATGACAGCCGAGTACGACGGATTTACTCTGACACTAACGTCAGAGGATACGGCCAAACTTCCTAAAGGGCGATACGACACGTGTCTGATCCAGGCACGCGTGCTCTTTGTAGACGGGAGCGAGGTGAACTCCGACATCATTCAGAAAGACGTCGGAGAGGTTCTGAAGGAGGGACTCATGGTATGACAGAGATCCCAGTCGACAGAATGCCGGAACGCATTGACGTGGATGTCCGGGATAAGATCATTATCCGCGCGGGCACTGCAGGGAGCGACTACGAGGGGCTGAAGAACAAGCCGCAGATCAACAGTGTTGAGCTGACTGGCAATAGGTCTTTAGAGTCGCTTGGAATCGAGAAAATAACGAATTCCGAAATACTGAACTTACTAGAAGAAGGAGAAGAATAGTATGAAGTATTTAGATTATGATGGTTTACTTTATTTTTGGGGCAAGGTCAAGGACAAGCTCAACAACAAGGTCGACAAGGTAAGCGGTAAAGGCCTATCCACGAATGACTACACAACTGACGAAAAGAACAAGTTAGCAGGCATCGCCGCTGGCGCTAACAAGACAACTGTCGAAAACGTACTCACATCCACATCTACTGCTAACGCATTGTCCGCCGCTCAAGGTAAAGCATTAAAGGACTTGATCGACACTAAGGGCACTGGCAATGGCGATATGGCCAAGGCTACATACGATACGGATGGCGATGGTATCGTAGACAACTCCCAGGCATTAGAAGGACACGCCGCTTCCTACTTTGCTAAGGCTACAGACATTACAAGCTTCATCACAATGAAGGATGTAGAAGGCAAAGGCTACCAGACAGCTTCTCAAGTTAACACAGCCATCACAGGCAAGGGCTACCAAACATCTGCACAGGTAACGGCCGCTATCAATAGCGCTATTGCTGGAGTTACACAGTTCGACCTTCAAGTGGTAACAGAATTACCTCAGACGGGTAAGAAAGGCATTATCTATTTGATGGCTCATAGCCATGCATCCGGTGATGCCTACGATGAATATGTATGGGTAGACTCCAAGTCCACGTTTGAAAAAATCGGTAACACAGATATCGACTTGTCTGCTTACATGAAAAAAGCAGATGCAACAGCTATCACAAACTCTGAAATCGACACGATCTTAGCTTCCTAATAAGAGGTAGGCCTGTCTTATGAAATACCTTGATAAAACAGGCCTCACTTATTTGTGGGGCAAAATAAAGGGATTCGTTAACTCACACGAACACCCAGTAGGCTCGATTTATATCACTACAAGTTCAACGTTCAACCCAGCTACACAGTGGGGCGGTACCTGGGAGAAGACGGCGGCTGGTCGTTGCTTGATTGGCGCATCATCCGCATATCCATTAGGCTCAACTGGCGGTGAAAATAAGCATTTTTTCGCCGCCGCAAT